TCATTAACTATACTTTCATTTTGCAATTTTGTCAAGAGAAATAATTTCATCTGTAGTGTATTTAGACCAATGAGTAAATCTTTCTTCCTTTTTTAAATCATGAATCTTATGAACCCAAACTCCTGGATTAGTTGCATCAAAATCTTTGTCATCGATTTTCAAACAAGCATTGTATCCTAACTGTTCAATATAAGGAATCTTAGCACTCAACATAGGAATAAATCTATTGTGTTCTGTATAACCAGATTCTAAGATCCACTCTGTATGCTCAATATCAAAATCTAAAGTTACCCAATATCCTTCCTTCAATAATGGAAAGACCATGCTATCATATGCTTCGTCAGGCTGATAGCTCATATTAGCACCAAGATAAATGTGTTTACAACCTTGTAAGGTTGCAATTTGAATAATTTCTTCAACTTCTTGCACACCTACAACAAATAATGTTTTTTTACCTTGTTGTGGAGTGCATTCTACCTCTGTGCCAACAAAATATGCAACCTGTTCATTGTCGATGTCTATTACTTCTTGATCATAAGGTCGTTTCATGCTTTTTTTGTCCTATACTGTTCATTCCATAAATCCCAACGTTTTTTATAGTATTCATTTATTTCTGTTTTGGGATAATTTTTTTCTTCCATAGTTGAAATAATATTTTCAATATCTTCAAGTGCCATTTCGATAGCCTCTAAACGTAATCTTTTTTCTTCAGAATCCATTTAAGCCGTTCTCCAATTGATATAATTGTTTTTCCAATCTATATATTTCATCTTTATACCAAAGTTTTGCAGTTTTCAGTTTTCTTATTTGATCCATTACATTAAAATGTTTTTCCAATTCACTTATTTCGTCATCTAAATTCCTATGTTTTCTTTTAAGTTCTTGGATATGTGATTTAAGTGTTTGTGGATTTACCATTTATAACTCCTCAAATAATTTTCCAAACATTGTGCTTGCATTTACAGTTTTTTTACCAATGTTTAGCCGAGTTCCAATTACATGCATCCAGTATTTACTATACTTGTCTATTAATTGTAAACTTTTTTCTCTATTTTGTAAAGAAAAAATTTCGTCAACTACTTCTCTAAATTTGACTATGCCCCAACCAGGAAAGTCTTTGTCATTGATAAGCATGTATGGAAACAGTCCAGCATCGTATTGTTCGTTAGCACGTTGAGTGCTTTCAATATGCATCCAAACATTGTGACCCATTTGCAATGCATAGCTAAATGAGTCCCAACTGGTTTTACCTTCTTTGCCAATCTTGTTGAGATCACCTGGTTTATAGATACAAATGTCTTTCATACTGCAATGTTTGCTGATAGGCGAATCTTCAAAGTTTTCAAACACACCATCAGCCATTACTCCATCACTAAACAACCGTGTATCAGTTGAATATTTTTTGTCATCAGCACTTGGACCCATCATATAACTCCATTTGCCTCTGTCGTCTAACCTAATAGTATGATAAACTTGTCCATTTGCTGTTGCAAGGAACGGTGATGCACAGTCATATGTTATCATAAAGTTTTTATTGTGATACTTACGGACTGCACGTTGTATGTCTGTAAGTAATACAGCCCATTCTAGTTTACTTGTCCCAAGAAATGCATAACATCGTGTAACCCTTCTTCAAGCAACCCGTCATGTATTTGATGCACAAGGCGCCTTAAGATAAGATGCACATCACACATGTTCTGTCCACCCATTGCCCAACCATTAAAGTGTGTGTCTGGATATTTTTTTGGATCACAATAATCCTTAAATTCGTCATACCAACTGTCTGCGTCAGCATGATTGCTACCTTGTAGAACATTTAGCACTTTAAAGTTGCCGCGGCGATTAGCCATATAGTATTTTGCATTGATGTGTGTTGCATCTACTGCATCTTGATAACTGTGAATGTTTGCTGCTTTTGCTGCTTTAGGATCTTGGAATGTCCAAGTTGGAATATCCAACATCATTCCATAGTCCATGTATTCTTCCATCCAGTTTACAACTAGTTCACGCTTTTTAGCAGCCTTTGGACAGTTTGGATCAGTCCAGTCGCCTTCCCACAAGCCTTTTGCAATCTGGAAACCACCTGAGTCACCAAGTAGCCATGAATTATCTCTGTCGCGGTTACGCAACATGTCTTCTTTTTCACTGAACTTGTTTGTATCAAGTTCTGCGTGTCCTGCAGAATAGAGTGCCCACTTGTAGTGGAACGCTCCTTTATCTGGATTTAAAAAATTTAAACCTTCTACTCCACCGATACCTGTAGGAACTCTAGCAGGATCAACGTATTCTCCAAAACGTTGTTTTCCTACAAATGTAGCATAAAAACCACTTATACTTGGAAGGAACACAGCATAGTCATTCTGTGTTTCGGTAAGGTTAATCTTCATTATTTCTGTTGTGCTGGTAGAATGTAATCGTATTTTGCCATGCCGCTGTCTACTGAAATCTTCATAGCGCCTTGGTCTGTGATGCTCATAGTTTTATCACCATCCAAGTTCAAGATAGCAATGGTTTGTGCAACTGGCCATGCCCATGTATGTGTTAATGTGCCTTCGACTCCGTGTGCAAATGTAAATGAACCTGCGTGTGTTGCTTCGTCACCAAAGTAAAAGTTTAGATTACCATCTTCTGTTTTAACTTGGAATACAGTTTCCTCACTGTGCGCTCCTGCCATAAGTTTCATACGTGCAATTGCAGCCATGCTTGGTTGAATTTCCACATCCCAGCTGTTGCCTTTGAACTTTACACTTTTTAGTTTTTCTTCGATAATAGCTTTGTTCATAAAGCGATAATCATTTTTAAAATCGCCTGCTGCATTTTCAAAATGAATGTGTGTCGGTATAGTTTCGCCATTACGTTCTGCCTCAACTACATCAATGTTTGCATTTTCTTTGTATTCTGGATTGTTCAAATGATATGCAAGTTTGCCTAAGTCAGGCATGCCAAATGTGCTGTAGAATTCAGCTACTGGCGAATGTGTTGTTGCTGTCATAATGACACTTCTGTCATCTGCCATGCTTTCGATGGTTGTGTATTCGTCAGCATTGACTTTGAGTGTTGTAATAAAGCCAAGTTTATGTGTATGGCTCACAATGTCTTGTAAAATATCCTGCATGAGTTTACTCCTATTGTTTCATTATACTTGATATGTAATTGAAAGTCAAGTATTTTCTTCTTCCTCTTTGATCATAAAGTGAACTTTTATAATAGACCCTTTTTGCTTTTTAATATAAAACTCTAAACCGTGTTGGTTGAATATTTTTATAAGTTCGTTCAAGGTCGGGTCTGGTTTTATTTCTATCACTTTCTGATCCTTTTATTATAGTTGTTAGCAGCTTCAAGTATATTTAGATTTTTATCAAAATTAGCTGCCGTTTTTAATATAGCACTTACGTCTTTTGGAAAACAATGTCCTCCAAATCCACGCTCACTGGTTACTGTTGTATGACTTGATCCAATACGAGGATCTAAGCCAATGTATTCTGCTACTTTTTTGTAGTCAGTATTTGTGTTTTCACACAAGTCATAAATTTCATTAAAAAAAGCAACTTTGGTTGCTAGAAAACTGTTGCGGAAATATTTTACAAGAATAAGTTCTTCCGGTGTCGCAGTAAAGATATTGATATTGCCCATTGCGTTTAGAAACAAATCTTGCCAAAAGCCAACATCATCGCCCCCAATAAGAATAGTGCTATTATTTTTAAAATCTTCTAGTGCTGACTCTGCTCTTAGAAATTCTGGTGAAAAACAAATTTTATCATGAGTAAAATTAGTCCGTAAATTTTGCCAGCCTTCTATGCTGATTGTGCTTTTTATCAAAATAGGAACATTTTTAGCATCATCGATCACTGCTTCTACGTTAGACATATCACAACTACCATCTTCATTCATTGGTGTAGAAACACATACAATAATAGCATCACAATGTCGTAAATCGTCATAGTGTCCTTTGTCAGGATCACTGATTAGTATTTCATAATATTCTTTAAGTGCTTGATGGTGGGCTTGTCCTACATACCCATATCCAGCAATACCTATTTTAAGCATATTCTTTTAACTTTTCCCAAGTGTCTTTCCATCCATTCACAGCAATTGCTTTGCTAGGATGTTTTAACTTCTTTGCTAGTGGATAATCGTTGCCATCTTGTTCCATTTTGTCACCAAAGAAAATAATGCGATCAAAGTCATTGAAGTCGTCGAGTATTTGTCCTTTGTCCCAACCTGTAGGATAGATATCAATACCTGTTTCTCCTCCTACTTTGGCTGTGATTTCTGGAAACTCTAAGTTTATCTGGAATGCAATACTTTCACGTTCTTTATTTTCAATGTCGTGTTTAATATATAACTTACGTTCGCCTAGTGTGGCGTTTCTACCAACTATACTAAAGTTGACACAGCCTGGACGTTCTTCAATGTGATTACCTGTGCGTAAAGGAAAACTGCTTGCTTGTAGCCAACCATGCATTAGATCCATAAGTTCTTTTGGTGCTGTCCAATCTTTGCTTCTAACATTTACACCAGCACTGTATACATCATTGCCGCTACAATTGTATACAACTTTGGCTAGGTTGTATGTTTCACCAATCTGTTCAATAGTTTTTTCTTTATCACTACCTGTTACAAGATAAACATCATTGACCAAGCAAAATGTATTAAAGAATGCCTTAAACTCATAGTCCATTTTACCACGACTTGGTGTAAGTGTTCCGTCTACATCAAAAACAAACTTATTCATATACACAGACCGCCTTTTCGCCTTCTGTGAATGTTGTTTCTAATACTACTCTGTTTATTTCACATTGTTGATTAGTGTTATAGGTGTTAAACTTTGTAGCTTTATATTCATCATAATCTGCGATGTAGCTAACAACTAATAAAATCCACATTACGGATTCTCCTTGATCCAAACACATTCACTAATATCTTCCGGTGTATCATACATGCGCTTACACACTTCATAAGGATGACTATAACTGCCTAGTGCTAGTCCTAGCACAAATACAAGTGCAATAGGAATACCATATTTGCTGGTTGTAGTAAACCCAGTTCTAAAACCTTCCCAAAATGCTTTACTCATCCTTGCTGTGCCTTGTGCTGTGCAACACCTGCTGCCTTTGCTAGTTCTGAAAAGCGATCAGCAACCTGTCGCATTTCAGCTTCCATAAGTTTGTCTCGTTCTCCAAAACTTCTTGCCATGTTATGCAGCAAGATAACCATATCACCATCTGTTAATGGTTTACGTCCTTCAGGTAGTGGCATTTTTCTCCCTTTCTGCTACTCGCTTTCTTAAGTCGCTTGATGAGAAGCGGTGATCTCTTTTGTTGAAATGTAGCTGGATACCCCGCTTCTTGCAAATATCCTTGCCAGTAAAATCCTTTTCACGATACTCTTCTCCTAGTATTCTAACATCTATGTGATACATTGTCAAGATATCTTCTAGGTCTTGTTCAGTGCCATATGGGATTATCTCATCTACATAACTAACACCTTTTAGTTGTGTGTATCGTTCAACAATGGTTTGCACAGGTGCGTTTTTTTCTGGTCTATCTGCACTTGGATCCATTTGTAATCCACAGATAAGATAATCACATTGTTCTTTTGCTTCGCGGAGCATTTGTATATGTCCTGCGTGTAATAAATCAAATGTTGAACAAGTAAATCCTACTTTCATTTTTTCAATCCCATTCAAATAAACTGTTGAAAGTTGTTTTTTGTTTGGTGCTTTCGATATCATATTTCAGCACGCCAATCAAGTTATCAAGTTTATTGTCAATAATAACTTCTTCCATAGCCGCATCATCAAATGGCAATTCTTTGAACCAATCTGGTAGACGTAGTTCGTCTGTTGGATATGCTACACTAGTGTAACCCAACGGATTTTGCTTGAGTTTACAAACAATAACCTTCATACCATCCACAATCTCTTGCGAGTAATTGTCACCATTCATTCGCTTTAGTGTATTCCAGTTAAGACTTGCTCGAACGTGTCCTGGCATGTTAGCTTTGCCTTGCTTTTCTTCTAAGCGTCTGTAGTGTCCAACTTTGTTTGCACGTTTAGGCGAACCTTTTTCAAAGCCCGGACGATTTTTAAATTCTTTTCTAAACTCGCTGATTGCATCAAGTATTTCTTTTTCTTCTTTCTTCTGTAGCACCATGTCAAGTAAGTCTTTCAAAAAGTCTTGCATGAACACTGGAGTATCACTACGTTTCAAGTCCAAGCCCATGGCTTTAACTTTGCCTAGCTTGCCATCTACATCGGCTCTAAATCCTTCAATGTCATACACTAATGCAGCATAGCGTTTTTTAGTAATAAACAAGCCTGTTTCAGCAACGACTTCTCTTGCTGCTGCAATTACGTCCGAACGGGACTTTGGACAATGAAATGCTTTCATCATAAAGTCTGGAAATGTAGTGTTTGCCTGTTGACATATTTGATCATACAGTGTAATTACGTTATCTTTATCCCAAGGAATAATGCCTTTGTTAATATCCTCCTTTAAGATAGGATATGCACTGAAATAGCAAGAATCAGTATCACCATATATAATTGCTTTACCAACATGATCATATTGGCCAGTAATAACTTTGTTAACTTCTGCTGCCATGTGTTTTACAATAGTTCTGCCAGACAGTGTAGTTGATTGACCAATGCGTTTATCAAAGAATCTACAGCCTGGATTCAAAATAGCACCATACAAACTGTTCAAGTTAATCTTTTTAACCAACTGACGTTTGTCCCAATACTCAATTTCAGCATCGTTTTTTGCATCTTTTGCTTTTTTAAGCATTGCTTGTAGTTCTTTACGTTCGCTATACCAACGCTTTAGCAATCCAGGAATAACACCTTCTACTTCTGTAGTAAAAATAGTGCCATTTGAACTTAGCATCCATGGTTGATTGCTGTCAAAAATAAGTTTGTAGATTTCAGCACCACTTAATACATGTGTTGTGCCATCTTCCAAATCCAGTGTTAGCGCAACATCTTTACGTTGCTCCATGATTGCATCATATTCTTCTGTGGCAAAACGACCTTCCCAACTGCCTGCAAATTTTTTCTTTTTAAGTGTCATATCTTCCAACACTCTTGCATCAGTTAGTTCTAATCTAATCTGTCCAACAATGGTTTCTGGGCCCATATTCATTGCACGAATAATACTTGGATACAGACTGTTCAAGTCCATTGATCCAATCCACTCATGCACGCCTTTTTTTGGAAACGCAACATACGCACCAGCCGCTGCTGTATTGCCTTCGTGTTCACGTCTATTAGGAACCTGCATACCACGTCTATGTGCTTCGTTAACAATAGCCTGTTCGGTCACTGCAACTGCACCCATAGTTGTTTGAAGCAGCACAGTGTTGTCATGCGCAATTTGGTTTGCTAGATCAATAAATCTCAGTTTCTTATCCAGTTTGTCTAACAGTGCAACGTCTTGTCTGTTGTATTCGATAAACTTTTTAAAGTCATTGTTATAAAGTTGGTCAAGTGTGCCTTCATACACAGTCTTGTTTTCACCAACTTCCATTTCACCAATAGCGTCTAGTCTGTATGTATGACGTTCTTCATATGTATACTTGCGATATAATTCAAGATAGTCCATATGGACTCTTCCGATAGTGTCAAACGTTTCAGCAGTTTTTCCATATTTTTCAAATTCTCTGCGTTTAGGCAACTGTTGCCACAAACAAAAACGTCTTGTATCGTCTTTGCTTAATACACGACTTACACGATTAACAGTGTATGGAATATCATATCCTTCGCTGTTCCAACCACTGATAATGTCAGCATCTTCGATACTGTCAAGGAACGCTTCAAGCATGTCGCCTTCTTTATCAAACAAGAAAGTGTTTTCAAAATCTGCACATTCTTCTTTTGCTTGTTGCATTGTAAGTGTTTTGGGCGGCAATGCAAATGTCACAAGTGCATCCAACCACTGTAAATGCACAGTAATAGCAGTAATGGACATAAATGGATCACTTGGATCAGCAAAGCCGCGCTCTGGATCAAAGTCAGTCTCAATATCGAAAAATGCAATATTCAGTTTGGGTGCATCTTGATTGAGATAGTTTTCACTTAAACATTGAAAGATTGGATTCACATCTGACTCAAACATTTTCTTGCCTTTATTGATAGCAAGTTCTTTGCGGAAGTCTTTTGTGTTCTTGCACACTACTCTGGTTAGTGGATCGCCATAGATACTTTTGTATTTGCCACGCTGATCTTCGTAATAGAATGTATATTTTGCTTGATATTCTTGAAAGCGTCTTACACCATCTTTGCGCTCAACAGCACGAATAATGTCAGCATCGCGGTCAAAAAATGCATCTACATATGGCATTCGAAACTCCTATTTTTACTAACATAACACATATTTTACAACTTGTCTACATATGATTTTAATTTTAATATTTTTTCTTTATGTTTTATTGCGGAAGGATACCATACAGCTTCTTCGTCAAAGAATATGTCAGGCAATCTAACATTTTTGACATTACGTAAAAATACTTTTTGGTTATGTAAGGCAATTTCTTGTGCTTGTTTATAAACATTTTTATCTAATTTTTTTATTTGCATTATTAAATTATCTATACGTTCTTCTATTGTATCTAATTCATCAAAACTGTAATCAAAAATATTGTCATACAATTTATAACCGTCTTTTGTTAACAATTTGTTTGCATTTTTATAACCAATTATTACAAAAGGTTGTCTGTGTAATAGACAACTATAGGTTTTTTCTGTTAGTAGGGTGTTATTATTTATTTCTACATCAAACCAACTTTCTGTGACAATATTAAAACAGCATTTTTGCCAAAGTTTCAATGGAGGGGGTGGATTGTCCTCATAGCTGTATACTAAGTCTGATCTATATTCTTCAGGTGGAAAAAACTTTTTTATTTTTTTACGCCATAGTTTATCAAACTGTGCTTTTTTGCTATCCTGTAAATATTTTTTGGTAAGTATATCCCATTCAGACGTTTGTTCTTCTTTGTAACTTACTAATCCTTGTCTTAGTAATTTATTGTTGTAAAGTGATTCAGCTAGATAATCTCTGTGATAGCCTACACTACGCATTTGACACAAAAACAAATGTTCTGGATCTTGCTGTCTATCGATAGTTGGTTGCATACACAACAACATATCGATATCAGGCCATGTTATATGATAGTCTTTACTTCCAATATAGGGATCGGAATGATTGCAGTGCCAGAAAAACTTTTTTCCTTTGATTAAATTACAAAATCTTTTGTGTTCAACTTCAGACCAATACAGCTTGCCTGGCACTCCGGTTAAATCTAACCCTTCTTCAGTGTAAAATACAAAATGTATTTCTGTTGTTGCATCATGATCATGCCATTTTAGTTCAGGCTCAACAATGCCATCTTCGTCAACAGAATATATTACTTTCATCTATCAAAGCAAGTGACCTGTAGTGTAAATCTATGCTCAATTCCCATGTTATATGCAGCATGTGGTGCACTACCAGTCCAACTAATCCAATCACCTTTTTTCCAATTGCATAAACAGGTATCTTCTACATGGAAATAGTGACCTAGTTTGCAATCTTCTAAAAATACAATATAACGTGTAATAGTGTTTACATCAGTGATATTGTGTATTTTCATAAAGTTTGCATACATGTCTTTATGCAATGGTAATATATTAGCAGGAGGTGTTCTATAAAATGCTACTTCGTGATGGTCGTGTTTTGGAAGTTGTGCAACAACATCTTTGTAGAATTCTGGCATGATGTCTTTAGGACCTACATAGACATCGTTATTAATAATCACTTTGTATGGATCGTGTCCATACATAATATACTCATCACCGCCATAGCCTCCTGCACTTTCATAAGGTAAACTATAAAATTGTTGGTCTTGCCAGCATGGCTTAATGTGTCCTTGTTGCATATTCTAACTCCTACTGTATTACTTATTCTTTGTCATAGCCAGTAGTGGCAACAATGGTTTCTAAATCTTCAAATTCGTCTTGATGGCGTGACCAATCATTCTTTTGTGCAACTTTTATTGCTTTGTTGATTAGACTTGGTTTTACATTCAGTTCTTCGGCGACTGCTTTAACAGTTTCTTTTAATCCGCCTTGTAGATCTTCAATTTCTTGTAATACAGTAACGCCTTCTTTAATTAGTCGTTCTAGTTTGGCTTTTTCTTCAGCGCCATATACTCTATCGCTCATATATTACTCCTTATTTTTATACGATTATATACGATTATATGCGATAAGTCAATGATTACTTTTTGATAGGAACACAGTTATCCACACGCTTGCCACCTTTCATTTTGGTGCCCATGCGCTTGTAGCCTTTCCAGCATACTTTTCCATCTACGCCTTTTTGCTTTTCTTCAGGCAGTATAGTATAGCTAGGTTTGCCACATTCTGGACAAGTATTGTTTGTTACTTCCATAATTTTCATTATTTTGATCCTTTTTTCTTTGCCATTTTTGTTGCTGTTGCATACATTACAGCCTTAGCATCTTTGCCATATCGTTTTTCAAAATCGCCTTTGGATTTTTTCATACCTTTGACGTATTTTTCTTTTTTCTTTTCTTCGCCTTTAGTTAGTGTTCTTTCTGGAGTAGGTTCATCTTTATTCAAAGCACTAGGAGCAAACGCTGCACTTTTAGCTGCGCTTCTTGCTGCCATTTTTTTGATTGCTTTTTTTGCTAGATGTGTAGCAGCCATTCTACCAGCAGTCCATGCAAGTGCTGGTAAAATCTCGTCTACTTTTTCACTCTTTTTTTTTTGAAAATCTTCGCTGAGTTTTGACTTATATGATTTTACATCTTCGTCGCTCATTGTAAACTTGTGACTTTCAGTAGCAATAGGTGAATTATCATAGTCAAGTGTGTGATAAACCGAACCAATGTAATCTGCTGCTTTGGTAATTTTGCTCTGCATCCAGCCTTCAATGCCTTCTGCTTCACTTACACCTTTGAGCATTTCGTGTAGTTTGATAGAATACTTTGCAATTTTATATAGTTCTGCTCTAGCCATTTGCACTTCGTGATCACGTTCTGCAATATCAGCCATATCTGCAAGTCCTTCACTAACAGCTTCAGCAGCCGGCTCTGCTTTTACTTTATTGATTAACGACTGTATAATTTCTTTGCTCATACCTGTAATTTTCATCACATCGTTGAGATTCTTTGGACCAAAATTTGCACCGTAATTGGTAAGTGTATCACCTAAACGTGATAGTGCATTTGCCATCATAAGTGTGTTGTCATCAGTTCCTGTCATGTTGGAACTCATATCAATCATTTTACGACCCATTGCAGCAATGCTTCTGTGCTTTGGATCCATTTCGTGGTTTTCGTTAGTCATAGTATTCTCCGGTTACTACTATTTATCTGTTTTTCTTTTTTGCTTTGCGTTTTGGTGCAACACCTCTACGCCTCATATCACCTATAGGCATAGCAACAGAAGCAACTGCTCCAGAAACATTCTCGTTTATGTTTTCTTGATACTTAGCAACTAAATCGTCGCCTTTTTTCATAAAAAACTTTTGAAGTGCTACTGCACCAAGGATAAGAGCAACTGCCATGCCTATTTCAAATTTATTATCAATCAGCATTTGAGCATATTTTTCACCAATAACGCTTACTACCCAATCCCAACCTTGGTCAATATAATAGGCTGCTGTTGCTCCTATTGCTATTTTACCCATATGTCTTTTTATTACCCATCTTAATACTGGCCATGCTGCTCTTCTCGCTGAGTAATTTAATATCCACATAACTGCTGCATATATTGCAGGTGCTATTTCGTCTAATTGTTGATCTTCGCCAACCAATCTTCCACGCATAGGATGAGGTGTTTCATTACCACCGGGTTTTCTAAGTTTAGGAGCAGGTTCTTTTCCTCTAACTTTATCAGCGTTTACTCCCCCACCTGTAATTTCACGCAATTTCATTTGCTTCTCCTAATAGATAAGATTTTAGTATCAGGACCATACTGTGCCATTATTTGCTTTTTAGCCTCAATAGCATTACGTGCATTAGTCTGCACTTTTATAGCCTGCGAATAGAACTTCTGTCTAATACGTAGGTCAGCAACAAATAAAAAGAACGGCGGTGCCTTAAATGTCTCTCTTAGTCTCATGTTAGTATTTAGCCCAATCAAATAACTTTACTTTTTCTTCAGGTTCTTCGAGTGTGTGTCCGCCTTCCATCAAACTCCATTCAAGTGCAGTATAACGAGGTTGTGTGTCTTCTGTCATTCCTAGATTAAACAAAACATTTGTTTTTTTACCTTTGACATTGTTTTTATGTGTTGGTGGTTTACCGTCTTTGTCTACTTTGAAGCCAAATTTAGCTGCTTCAATACTTGTTTGATTGACCCCAACATCAGCTGTAGTGTTTACACCTTTTACAATTCTGCCATCTTCAAACAAGTCAGACATTTTCATTTTTTACGTCCTCTAAATTGCACTGGTCCTGTCATATGAGGTAAACTAAACCATAGTTTAAACCAATCTGGGTCGCCAGGCTTAATGCCTTTTTTCTTTTCAATCTTTCTTTTTTCAGCAGCGGCAGCACTAATGTTCTCAGGAGTATATTCAGTATATCCTTTGAATTCATTTATCCCCGCCAGCTTCTTTAGATCTTCTATATTCATTCCAGTATTTGTTTCTTTCGTTTGTGCTTGTTCTATTTGCTTCGTGTTCTTTATACTTTGCAATGTAATGTGACCATTCTATGTCGTCAACACTCATATCTTCGTGTTCTCTCCACGTTATACTATACCCATCTGGATATAGATCTACTACTTTTTCTTCCCGCCCTTCATGTTTGCGCACCAGTGATACATCCTCGCTTTTTCACCTGAGCTGTTTTTTGCTCTTTTACGTAATGCTGTAACACTACCGTTACAACTAGCACCAGCACGTTTTACACGCCCTGGTCTGCTTTTACCTTTTTTTTTACCGTCTGCAAAGTTTTCTTTTACACTTTCCGGAACATCATCACGCCAAGTTAAATCTTTTGGGTCTGCGATTACTGCACGTATCTTATCTACACCTGCTTTTTTATGAGCAAAGTATCTATGATGTCCGTCGACAATTAGTAACTTACCTTCGTGTGGCACAATTACAATAGGCTTAACTTTTTCACCTGCTTTAATCTTATCAACAAACCTCATCATGTTGTCGTGATTGTCTTTGGGATCCATTTTATCAGCAGGTTCAAACGGTGTTAGTTTAGATACGTCTACTATTTTTACTGGTTGCTTTTTATAATATTTGTCATCAACGTCTGCGCCTTGATACTCGGGATTAGTCCACATAGTTATTTCTGCGCCTTCGTTTTTCTTACCATCAGCAAAGTTTTCATTCAATCCAAGTTCGTCAACCATTATTTCTAACGCTGAATCTACATCATTTAAGCCATTTTCTTCTTTTGTGCGCTCATACCAACTTCTTACAAAGTTTGATGCTGCGTGTCCATAAGTATCCGGAGCCATCATCATTTGATAAAGAACTTGATCAGGTGCTTCTCGTTGAGACTTTACAAATTTTCTAAGACTATCTAGTTGTGAACTTTCACTGTGTATTTCTGGATGATCAACAGAACCGCCAATGTCCTTAACTTTTAATCCTAGTCTTGCTGCTAATTTAAGAAATACTTCTTTTTCTTTATCACTAGCAAAAGTAATAACCATATCGCTGTCACCTTGACCAAACTCTCTTGGATCAGCTTTGTTTAATGTTGGAAAGTGTTGACCAATTTTATACCAGTCCAAATCACCTGGAGTATCTATAACAAGTGTATTCTTAGGCATACTTAACAAATCATCATGTCCTACATGATTGTTATATGATTTTTCATTATATGCTTTGTCTGTTGCTGCTTTTGCTTTGGCAGCATCTGGATGTTTAGGGTTGATAGTAACTACTTCGCCATTTATTAGTTCAGAAAAGTTTGCTGCTTTTCCTAATTTATTTAACAACTGATGTAATTTGTCAGTAAGGTCTGTTTTAATTTCATAGTTTGGTTTGCCACGAACCTCTGTGCGATTTCCGGTTTTAGTGTCTACAATGTGTAGAACATCCATTTCTTTCCCACGCTCTAGTTGTAGCTTGTATGCTTCGTTTGTTGTTTTACTTTTCCAAGCATCTTTATCACCTTTAGCTGCTGCTTTTCTTCTAGCAGAAATTTTATCTTGTATACTTGGTTCAAACTTTTCTGGTTTCTTTTTAGTAGTTGCACGTTTAGGGTGCTTTGTTACAAAGCCTAATATTTCAGTAATGCCCATTCCTTTTCTAACATCGGTAAACATTTGCTGTGCTATTTTTGGATTAGCAACGCCTTGTTTGAAACTATCAAAGTCACCTGCTGCTGCCGCTGCTCTCATTTTACTTGCACTCATGCCTTCTGCACCTTCAGCATCTGGATCGCGTTCGCCTGCACTCACAACATCTATTTTATTGAAGTTATATTCTTTACCATTGTATTGGTTTATAAGTTTTGTAAAATCTTCTATTCTATCACTTCCAGCAACATAGATAATACTATCATAACCCATGCTTTCTATTTTTTGTAATGCTTGTATAATTGTTTTTACATCACTACTACCAACTGTTACATTTGGAAAACTTGCTTTTGCATATTTTAGTTTATCTGCAAAACTAAGTGGATCTGTTTTTGGCTTTTGACTTTGACTTACAAAAATAAATGAATCACCTGGTAGGCTTGCAACTTTGTCTGCAAGTTTTTTGTGTCCTATTGTAGGAGGATTCATACGTCCAAATGCTAGAACTGCTGTTTTTGGTGCTTCTTTAATATCTTTAAATTTCATGACGGTGTCCACCTTGCTCTTGGCACAAGTTTTGTCTTGCTTCCTAATGCAACATAGCCTTCGCCGCCTTTTTCGCCCTTGGTGCTTTGTTTTACATCTGCTGGAGCATCATCTAATTGTTGTATAATATCGTCTTTAGTTGCCATTATTTGTTTTACTAGACTGAATATTGCAGGTAGTGCTTTTGGATTTTGATCATTCATTGCTGCAATTTTTTGTTGTTTGTTTGCACTTACTTTGCTTGTTTCTAGCCAATTAAAAAAGTTTTTATCCAACTGTTGTAGATTGCCTGCTCTACTGGTTTGGTTAACATATGTATAAATTATATTTTTCATATCACCTAACCCTGCAACAGGTGCTAAGAAACTGTCAATAGCTTTAGCATGGGTGTTTGCATACTTTCTAATCTTATCTACATTACCAGTATCTACATTTGGTTGATGTGTTACATATGTCTGTCCTAATACTACTGCATCATTATTGTTAAATGCTTTTACATCACTAATAGGTGTTCCACTATTATCACCAAAGTTGTCATATTTGGTATGCACAACAACTCCCACTTGACTGTTGCCAATACGTTTGCCTAAATTGCTGCTAGGATCTACTGTATAGGTAACAAGGTTAGGTGTAAATTGATATCCACTATCAGTTTTTATTACCGGCTTTCCTGGATGGTATAAAATATCTCCATATATATAACCACGGAAGTTAGGATCAGTAGCATTTTTCATTACATTAAAAATTGCACTCATTTCGTTTGCAAATCTATCACGCCACTCTTCGCCTTTGCCTGTATTTCTAATAAAATTACTTAGATTGTCTGCACTATAACTTTTGTTACGACCCCAACCGTTTTTGCCAACCAAGACAAAACGCCCATCTGGTTCACGCCCCCAATACATTGTAGGATATCCGTCCCATTTAATAGCAACATCTCCTGAGTCACTACCGAGTTTGTCTAGTATGTCTGCTGCTTTTTGTGCACCGGCACTGCCATCTACGAAAACAAGATCTTCAAGATGCTGGTATTCTCTGCCTACTTTAGCTTCTGTAAGTATCTTGAATTCTCTGTAACGCATTAATACTCCTTGTTACGGAAGGCTTCTTTTTCTGCGTTTAGTAATCTACTTGCACATTCCATTTTATCGGCATCAGACATAAGTTCTTCGTGACGTTTAGGAATATTATATTCTGCACAATAAGATTCACATGCCTTTTCTATCATTGGAAACAATGACTTTTTACTGAATTTACCACCGTTTTGAACTTTTTCTTGCACATCACACATTGCAGGATATGTATTTTTTCTATAGAAGTTGCTGTCATTGCGCATGTATGATAAAACATCTTCAATAACATCAAAAGGAAGTTCGTCTCCAATTTTTAATTGGTTAACGGACTTCTTATCAAATATTTCATTGATCATTACCATTTTCTGCAACTCCAATAACGAGCTTTTGTTCTTGGTCCTGGATTATCACAATTATGTCTAGCACGGAATGAACGTCTACGTGCTGGATTGGACTTTTTAATTTTCATGTTAGGATCGCCAAAGTTTACTTTTTTAATGTTTTTTGTTTTAGGATCTCTTACATACACTTTAAACTTTTTAACATCGCCACGCATTGGTTTGCCTAGTGAAACTTTGCGTCCTTGATATTCTGCTTCGTCTAAATCGTCATCTTCGTTGAACCACATAACACCATATGCTTCAAAAAACTCATCTCCATCATATGTTTCTTCATCAATAGCTTGTTCGTTGTGAATCATTTCAATATCAAAGTCTTCATGACCTTGTTCAAACATATAGTTTGCTAAACGATTTGCATATTCGTCAGATTCTTCTTCACTTAACTCTTTAGGTAGAGGTAGTTCAATATATGAAATATTGTTGTTTTCGTAGATGTTTTGTTCTGTCCAAATGCTTTCGTCGATCTGGATGTTGTCAGTTTTTTCCATGACAATTCTTACAAAGTGTTCCATGATAAGTCCTTAACTAGTATATACTATTTATCTATATCATCTTTGTAGACTAATTTATCGACTCTGCTAATATTATCGCCACATATAAGTTGTATCATGAACAATACTTTTTCATCTCTAACAAATATATACTGTCCTTTGATCCAACGTGCTTGTTCTAATAGATTATCAAGCAATACAGGACCGCAACGAGCCTTATCAGCGTTTGCAATCAACCATTTACCTAATTCTTTAGTAGCCGGTTTGCGGCCAAATGTAACTTTCAGTTTATAGTATACAGGTTTGTCACTAATAATAACGTTGGTGTTGTTCATTAAAAAATTTATACTTTCAGGATCAGGCTCCCAGAATTGTTCACAATTTTCTAATGCTGTAAACTTTTTAATAAATGATAAATTGTTACTGTAAATGTTTAGTGTGCTATATTCGCATCTAACAAGATAATCTTTGCAATTTATCAAATATCTATAAATTTTTTGACAGTTTAAGAAATCAGTTAAGGTAATAGTTTCTTCAGTTCTCCAAGATTTTTTAAGTAAAGGTTTACCTTGTTTGTGCAATTCACTATACTTAAAAAGCTCACTACTTGCATAAGTCAAATTGCCTTTACGTTGCAATTCTGTTCTGAATATATGTGCCAATTGCGAACGCATTGAAACCTTATATAGATATTTGCCATAGTGTAATTTTTTTGTTTCAAATTTCTTCACAGATGTGTGCATTGGTTTCCAGTTCAATTTTATCTGTATATTTAATTGTAATACTACCACCGTTTTTCAAATCGCCAAACAGTAATGATCTACTTAATGGGCGTTTTATTTCTTCGTCAATTACACGTTGTAAAGGTCTTGCACCCATTTTAGGATCAAATCCTTTATCTACCAAGTAATCTAATGCTTCGTCAGTAACACAAATTTTCACATTTTTATTCTTAACTTGATCACGTAATTCGGCAAGGAACTTACCAACAATTTTCATCATTACTTCTTTGCCAAGTTTAGCAAATGTAATTACACCGTCAAGTCTATTTCTAAATTCAGGCTTGAAGTATTCTTTCATGCTAGTATCTTCGTATTCTTTTGCAAGTGATTGTGTAAATCCAATATTATTTTTTTCTGCTTCTTGCGCACCCAAGTTTGTAGTTAGGATAAGCACACAATTACGTGCATCTGCTTCTTTACCATTGCTGCCTGTCACCATACCATTATCCATAAGTTGTAGCAACACTGCTGCAACGTCTGGGTGAGCTTTTTCAATTTCATCTAACAGCAATACACAGTTAGGATTTTCTTGTAATTTTACAATCAACTGTCCTGCATCATCTTCAAAGCCAACATAGCCTGGAGGTGCACCAATAAACTTAGCAACTGAATGTTTCTCTTGATATTCTGTCATATCAAATCGCACTAGTTGCACTCCAAGATGATGTGCTAATTGTTTAGCTGTTTCTGTTTTACCTGTGCCTGTTGGACCCATAAACACAAAACTGCCAATTGGTTTATTGTCTGGTTTTAATCCAGCTTGTGCTACAAGTATTTTATCCACTAGACTTTCGATTGCTTTGTCTTGTCCAAAGATGCTACCCTTCATATTCTTTTCAAGATGTGCAAGATTTTCTGTTTCTCTTTCAGCAACTTGTTCTTCAGGTATTTTAACCATTTTAGCAAGTTCATATTGAATGTTTTCTTCTTTAATAATCAGATTTTCAGTTTGATTTTTGACCTTAAATCTACTTGCAGCAACATCAATCAAATCAATTGCTTTGTCTGGTAATTTTTTATCTGGTTGATACTTTACACTTAATTTAACACTTGAGTTGATTGCTTCATCTGTAATTTGCACATTGTGAAATTCTTCGTAATATCCCTTAATACCATGTAAAATTTCAATTGTAGTTTCTTCACTTGGTTCATCAATGCTTACACGTTGAAATCTACGCATCAATGCACGATCTTTTTCAAAGTATTTTCTATACTCTTCCCAAGTTGTGCTTGCAACTACTTTTAGGTTACCTTTGCTCAATGCTGGTTTTAACAAGTTAGCAAGATCGTTTGAACTATTACTGCCACCGGCGCCAGCACCTGAAATCATATGTGCTTCGTCAATGAACATAATGGTCTTGCCTTTCTTTTGTAAACCAGCAAGCACTAATTTAAAACGTTCTTCAAAGTCCCCGCGATATTTTGAACCTGCAAGCATGGCTCCAATGTCTAGTGCATAAACATTATATTCTTTTAGAAAGTCTGGTGTTTGTCCATTTACAATTTTCCATGCGAGGCCTTCTGCAATAGCAGTTTTACCAACACCTGGATCGCCTACCATAAGCACATTACTTTTAGTTCTGCGACCTAGTGCAAGTGCAACCATATCTAATTCGTCATGTCTACCAATCACAGGATCAATTTTACCTGCTTTCACATCTGCATTTAAATCATAAGTAAATTGTCTAATAGCTTGATTTGCAGCACCAGCATTTTCCTGACTTTCGTAATCTTCTTCAGCATTTTCCGAAATGTTTACATATGCTTGGTAGTCTGATTTTTGTATGTTGGCTTGCTGCGCTAAGAAATATGCATAACTGCGCTTTTCACCGAGTATGCTTAAAAATACGTCAGAAATTTCAATCCTGTTTCTACCTTGGAATAAAACTTGTGCAAATGCTCTATTCAAAACACGCTCAACTGTTTGTGTTTTCTTTGGTTTCCATTTTTTAGAAACATCATTCAAATCAATTTTGATAGTATCCAATTTTGTTTTAAGATAGTTTTCAAGATTATGTTTTAACAGTTTACTATCAGCACCAAAGTCTTCCATGTGTTGCTGAAAGTTTTCTTCGCAAAGCATTGCATATGTCAAATGCTCAAGTGTCACGTATTCGTGATTTAACTTTTTTGCATCATTCACTGCTTTGTCAAAAACTGCTTGTAATTCTGTGCTAGGTTCTACCATTTCTGATTGCCTTTTTTATATCTTTAAGTCTTTTTTCTTCAGCTCTTTTTACTTTAAATTTACTAACTCTGTCAATAAATTGTATGCCATGCAAATGATCATATTCATGTAAAAAGATTCTTGCATCGATGTCATCAAGTTTCATCTCTACATTTATAACATCTTTATAGTCATTTGTCAAGGTATCAAATTCAACAATGCAACTAATTGGACGTCTTACTTTGATTATTAAACCCGGATGGCTTAAACACCCTTCTGGACCTTGTTCAATTTCTTTACTTAGTCCTTTTATAATTGGATTCATAACAACCAAAGGGGAACCATATTTTTTATTTAGATATGTTTTCATAACAAAAATTTGTGCAGGAAATCCAACTTGGTTTGCACTTAAACCTACCCCGCCATATTTGTTCATAACATCAATCATGTCTAAAGCGGTAGGAGCAGGGTGCCCAAAATAACTAGCTTCGAATTTATCCACTCCTTTTTCCAACATAGGATCAGGAGCCATTATTAAGTTCATCATATAAACGTTTTACCTTTTCTTCTTGTATAGTATTTAATTTAGGAAGTATTCCTTTTAAGTGTATATATAGGTTGCCAGTTCTACCAGCTCTTGGGTCTGGCATACCGTGTCCAGCTACACTTAATACTGTTCCTGGATTGGTTCCTTTAGGTATTGTAACACGTAAAGGACCTCCTGTCAACTTATCTATAATCATTGTTGTGCCTAGCATTAGATCAAACACATCTACATCTAAATTTGTTCTTAAATTTCTTCCGTCTCTTTCAAATCTATTATGTGATAACACTCGAATTTGGACTAGTAAATCTCCTCTTGGAAGTTGTGGATGAGTAGCATCTCCTAATCCTTGAAATCTTATAACTTCCATGTCATTTACACCTGGGTGTATTCTAATACTTGCACTGCTTTCTCTACCATTACGCAATTTGTAAGTTGCTAATATATCTTTTCCTGTTGCAGCATCAGCAAGTGAAATTCTAATACCAATTTTTACATCTTGATTTCTTTGTTGTTGAGGGCGTGGACCTCTTCCAAACATAGCTTCAAATATGGTGTTCATATCTCCAGCATCAAATGTTTTAGTATTCATCCTTACTTGCGGATTGTCATACGCTTGACGTTTGTTAGGATCTTTCAGTGTTTCGTATGCTTCGTTTATTTGCGCAAACTTGCCACTGTCACCGCCGCGGTCAGGATGGTTAGCCATCGCTTGTTTGCGATATGCTTTTTTAATTTCATCCTGACTTGCTTGTTTGTTGATACCCAGTATGCTGTAATAGTCCATACTATTACTTATTTACTCAGGTATTACTTCTTGCTAGTTCCGGCGTAAAGTCCAAACCATGCTGCTCCAGCACCTACAACCACACTGATTAGCCCTGATTGTTCCAGTGTTGGATCTGGCAGTTCCATATACCAAACTACACATCTGTATAACAAGTAAATGTATGTTGAGATAAAGATACGTGGAAAGATTCTCCAAGCATCTACAGCCCTTGCTAGGTGTATTACTTTAGCATAAGGATTAGGTCCTAGGTCTTTTACACTTGTATCTACTTCTAGGTCTAGTTTTACTTTTTTGGTAGCTGTTGTGCTACTTGCTGGAACTACAACTTCAGCGTCTGCTTCTGTTTCTTCTACTGGTGCTGCGTCCAAGTCTTCAAGTTTTCTTCTTGGCATTCTTACCCTCCAATTTGTCTAGTCTTGCCTCAATTGAATCTATCTTTGCTGTGATCTTTGGATACTTTTTACGCCATGCGTCTTCGGGCTGTTCTAGCCATGTTAGTCCCCAACGTTCTACAAGATAATCTATCGCTTTGTCTACTTGGGCATAACCCCATAGACCTATTCGTGTTGTGCTGATATATGCGACAAATATAGCACCAAATACGGAGCCTGCTAGTGCCGTGTAAATCCACAGCCTATCACTGGCCATCCTTTCTAACATTTCCCACATTTATTTCGCCCTCTATTAACTGTGTGTATTTATACCTACGTATGCCTAAAGCATCACTTGGATTGTAGAAGTCATATCTTACTTCGTTGCTTTGATTGCCGCCAAGTATTATCCAACGCCCGTCTTCTTCTGCTATAAAAAATCCAACGTGTCCTTTCCAACCTTCGTTGCCTCTTGGAAATATCACAACATCTCCACGTTGTATATCTTCTGGATTCACAGGTTCTCCCCACTCGAGAAAACTACGTGCCATAAGTGGAACATCACTTACACTTTCACTACCTGGTATACCGTCTAGTTCGAGCACAGCATTAACAAATGCCGCACACCATTCCGTGTTTACAGGATCGACTCCTACAAACTCTCTTATTTGTTTTCTATTCTGATATTCATTAAGCCCAATATAATCATGAGCTGTGCTTACTGGATCTGGAAGTTGTGATGCGTTACATCCGACTAGGGTTGCAAAAAAACTAATTGTCCACAATGACTGCTTTATCAAGTGCTTGTTCTGCCTCCTTGTAGTAGCCTTCATATGCTGCTATGATTGCTTGCTGCTGCTGAACCAATGCTCTAATGTCAGAGAAGTTCAAACTCAAATTACCATAACCATCACCTGTGAGTGCGTATAATGCAAATGCTTTACCTTCACTTTGTAGTTTAGCAATAACTTGATCTACGTTTGCTTCGTTAATAACAATCCATTCAACTGTTTTCATGTTAAGTTCGTCAACTGGAGGTAAAACCAGTGTTGGTTTTTCAACAGGTTTTGTGCTAATTTCAATCTGCTGGGGTTGGGTCGAGCAGGCCGCGAGACTTATAAGTATCGTAAAGCCAAGGACACTCTTTGTTAAAAGCGATGCCATTTTGTGCTGTCCTTTCTTTTTCAGTTAACTCTGCCCCCGATAGAAGTTCAAAACATCTACCAGCATTTAAAGTGCCTCTGTTTACTGCACGTTCAATGCCTTCAGCATTTGCGATTGCCGCTGCTGTCAAATCAATTTGTTGCAGTTTGTCTGCTAGTTGTTGATTTTGTCTGCGTATAGCAGTGTATGCTTCGTTTAAACTTGCAAGTTCGCTAGATGCGTTTGCGTAATCCTTCTCTAGCGAACTTATAGTTTGTTCGTTTAATTCAACTGCGGTGTTTAGTTTTGCATTGTTTTCTTGTAGGATAGCCATACGTGCTTGTGTATCGTTATAATACCAATAACCTATACCTCCTGCTCCTAAGAGCAGCATAAACATAACAATAGCTAACTTGGCACCCATGCCTACCCCAATAACTTTCCCAATGTTTTTGGACCAACAATACCGTCAGCTGTTAAACCATTTCTTTCTTGCCATCTCATTACCTGACGTTCTGTGCCTGGTCCAAAGATACCGTCTGCTGGTGCTATGCCAAGTTTCTCTTGAACTTCGGCAACCAATGGTCCTTTACTGCCTTTGCGTATAGTTTGATTTAGATTAAGCTCTTTTTCTTCTGGTGCTTCAAAGTCACCACCTAATACATCCATAGCATGTAGGTAATGCTTCTTACGATCATCTAGTCCAATAGTTCCACCGTTAATGCGTTTTGTAGCACCAACAATATCCATATCGTCACACCATTTGTTTAGATTGTTTGTATCCCAAAACCAACAAGCACTGTCTAACGCACCTTTTTTGGTGCGCACATAATCTACTGCTTCTTCAGCTGTCATTTCTACTGCTTCTGCAAATTTTGTGTAGTTGTATCTACCAGTAAGCTGAAGTATGCCGCCTCCGCGGAAACGCCAGCCATCACCGCTTTCTGGACCTCCGTTGTCCATACGGTTTGCATAAATGACATTAGCAATTTTTTCAGGTTGTCTGTGATATTCATTTGCATCTCTTCCTGCTCTTTTAAAATACTTAGGGAAAATTGAATTAAGTGCTTGTGCGCTGTAATTTAAGTTTTCGCTTAAAACTCTAAATCCGCCACTTTCATGTCCACACTGTGCAATAAACATTGCTACTCTTTCTACAGTATCAATTTCCCATAGTGGAAGTATTTCACACATTGCTTCATACCATTCTTTCCAATCGTTCCTATTGACAAGTTCTCTAGCCATGTCTGGCTCAAAGTTAAATTTGAAATGCTCTTTACCCATGTTGATGTTCCTTCTGTTGTGGGGTGCAGTTGTCGCATCTGCAGGTGTTACATATTTTTGTTATAGTTGGCGACTCTTCTGATCCAGGTGTGCGTTCTAATGACATATATTGTGATTCACCACAATGTGACGTCCGACCGCAATTTTGACAGTATATATATGGTATCATATTCTCTCGACTACTAGTGTATATCCTCTATTTTCTAAAGTTATCGTTTTTGTGCCAAATTTTGTTATATTATAATTACCTAAATATTTTGTAAGATACATTGTTTCTGCAAAATCGTTAATATTAATTTTGTCTTCAATACTTTCTACAATATCTGTTGTTTTCCCAAAGTCTTTAACTTCAAATCCTAATGGATCTGCATAAATCTTTTTAATTACTAGGTCATTTTCATCCATAAAAATTTCTTCAACAAAACTATTGCTAAAAAAGTTTTTGAAATTATTCATATTAGATTCATTTACAAGTTCATCATAGGATTCTTTATCTACTGGGACGGTTGCTGTTAATGACTCTAGTGTAGCTGCTTGAGGCTTAAATGCTTTGTAGTATCTATAAGTAAACGGCTTACCAGTTAGCCTACTTACACCGTCTACCAATTCCATTATTTGTTCTGGAACTTTTTGATCACGTTCAATTTCTACAAATACTCTATAGTAGCCATCACTCTGTTCACCAGAAGTTGCATCTGCATCTAAAACAAAGCTGTATCCGCCTTCAATAAATTTTACCAAATCGTCTGCTGCTGCTTTTTCAGTTACATTAAAACTAACAACACAAATATCTTGATCGCTACCCATTTTGCTTTTGTAGCTATCTACTTCAAACATAGGAACCACTAGGTCAATTAAATCTTTTTCTCTTAACCCCATTATTCTAATTCCCCTGCTTCTGGTGCTTCTGCAGGCTGTGCTGCTGCATCAACTTGCTGAGTAGTATCTTTTACATCTAAATCCTCAAAACTAGCACCATAAAGATCAGCCAACAGTTTTTTGGGCATCTTTACTTCTACGACCCAAATAGGATGTCTATCTAATTTGCCAAGTTTTGTTCCTGGACGAATATCTTCAGGCTTCATAATTTTTCTTGGTTTGAGCAAGCTGCTACGTTGGTAACCGATTTTACAATCATAATCTAATAATCTTTTTGCTCCGTCTGGGTCTGGCATTTTTTCTTTTGGCCAAAAGAATTTAGCAGTTACCCAATGACGATCAATAGTCGGACCTTCACCTAGTTCGCCATCTTCCCAATTTTTGTAAACATAGATGTCAAGCTCGTCTAAAACACGCTCAAAATCTTTAAGCACATTAAATGCATTATCACTTTCATAAATGCTTTCTATATTTTTAATTACATCTAGTTCGTCTAAAATATTGGCCATGGTTTCCCCGTCTATAATTTGTTACAGTTATTTATCGCTTTTTACTACTAATAACATGAGTTTGAGACTAAATACATTTGCAGGGAGTCCTGCAAAGGTTATCCCTGTTGCATATCTCAATACAGGAGGACTTAATGGGAAAAGCGAAAGCAAAGCGCCAAGCACATATCACTAACAACGTAGTTAAACTGAATAATTTCCTGCCTCAAAAGTCACGATACGTAAAAATACTTCCAAGAAATCGAAGCCAAGAACAATACATCCTTGAGTTAATGGACCGGAACAAAGACATAGTCTTCGGTATAGGTCCTGCCGGCACAGGTAAAACTCTATTGGCATGTCAGGCGGCTGTTAAAGAATTTCTTGATGGTAATGTAGAACGTATTGTTGTTACTAGACCAGCAGTTAGTGCTGATGAGGACCTTGGATTTTTACCAGGAACACTAGAAGAAAAAATGGCACCTTGGACAAGGCCTATATTTGATGTGTTTCGAGAATATTTTTATGCTAACGAAATTGAGGGCATGATACGTGAAGGTGTAATCGAAATATCACCACTTGCATATATGCGTGGAAGAACTTTCAAAAATAGTTTCATAATTGCAGACGAAATGCAAAATGCTACACCAAACCAAATGAAGATGTTGCTAACTAGAATTGGCACAGGAAGTCAAATGGTAGTGACTGGTGATTTAGCACAAGCAGATAGACTGAAAGATAACGGACTAATTGACTTTATTAATCATTTAGAGTCACGTGAAAGTAAACATATTTCAGCTGTTAATTTTCATAAAGGAGATATAGAGAGACACGAAGCTGTAAAAGAGGTTTTAGAAGTTTACGGAGACGATTAAACTCTAACACTCTTAAAAGCGATAGGGTGAGAATTATATTTCTCATCCTGTTTTAACAACATCAAAAGATACTCATTTTTTGTATAAGTGAGTTTCCAACTACTTTCTTTAATAGGCGGGCGTCCCATTGCGTCATAAAATATTTCGCCTCGCCAATATGTCGTTAACCAAATACGCTTTTTACTCCAACTACTACGTGTTGGCCACCATGCGTAATATTGATTCCATTCAATTTCTATTTCAACTGTTGGCGGCATACGTCCTCCCACCATCGAATAGTCCATACCATTGCTTCTTTTTCACAAGTAAAACTAAAGTATCCTTTGCCATCTTCGTGTCCCCAAGCCCACGGATGCTTACAATGTAATTCTGTCCATTTAAGAACATAATCCATAATAGCATCACGTGGGAGAACTACATCGTGATCAAAGTGCTTATTATAATTTGGATAAGCCATTTGCCATTGGAAAAATTTCTGCGATGACTTTAGCACACTGGACAGCGATTTCCATGTGTTCTTTTTGTGTTCCATTTGCACCTCTTAATTCAATATAATGTATCCAGCTACGCAAACTACCATTCATATACAATCTTGTTTTTGTAAGTCCTTCCGGTAACACAGCTCTAGCTTGCTCTTTCGCAATGCCATTCTCAATAGCCCAGTTATAGGCATCTTGTGCTGCTCTAATGACTTCACCTTGTTTGCTATCCCACATCATTTGTAGACGTTCGTCATCTGTTTCAATTGAATTTTGTCTATTTTTATTGTCTTGTAAACGTGCTTCACGCTTAACAAACATGTCGCCCATTTCTTGTGGATTTGCATAACGCTGACTAAACTCTTGGAACGCAAAACTACGATGACGCACAATTTGGTGTGCAATATCTCTTGTAGTATCAATCTCCATACATACGTTAACCATTTCCAGTGGGCTCCAGTGGGCATGTTTGATCAAATACTTAACAAGTTTTTCACTTGTTTCTGAATTCATTTGATTTGCAGGATTTGAAACCCTAGCACAATATGCTACAAGATCTAGCAGATTATTATCTTTAATGCCTTCTTTTACAAATTCTTCTGTTGCTTTTGTGTAACTTACTAATCTAATCATTATTTTCCTCATATAGTTTGTTTGCGTTAAGTATATACCTACCTGCTTTAATTTTTATAAACAATTGATCATTTATGTAAATGCCTTTCTTTTTTACGTTTATTTGTAATTTTTGTTGTCTGCATTTATTTAAATAATCTTGGTTTACAGCATGTCTATAGATACCAAAACATTGTTCGTTTTCGTTTGTATGTAGTTTTTTTGCATAGTAACCTAAATTTAAAATACTATCAAAATCAATTTTGTATTCACTGGGCAAATAATCTTCAATATTAAACACCGCAATTTTCACTTTTTGATTGGGCAGATAAGGCAATAATGTATGCCTTAGTTTACCTGGTTCTAAATAGGTTTGTGGATCATTAATTGGACGTTTACTGTAGGAAATACTAAAAGGATCTATAATAATTTTTTCTTGTAGCAAAAAATAAGTTGATAAAATTGTTTTATACCCATTTGAATTGGGGATATCTGATAGTGTCCATTTGCTTGTATCTACATTTGGTAAAGGGCCAGTGTCGTATAAATCTCTAAAAAGAATATTAAAACGATTCTCTATGTGATTAAGTTCTTTTGGATAAATTGATAGCCATTTATAACTATCAATTTCATATAAAGCCCTATTTGTAGGCAATGAGTCTAATTTTCTATGAGTATCTAAATCAAACATTTTCAAAAGGCCACTCATTATATTTGCCTTTTAAATTATTAATTCTATTTTGTAAGAAATTAATTGTAGTGTTAATATGACCTGTATCATGTGGTTGTAGTAACGTCTTGTAATACGCTATTTCTTCTTCTAATACGCTAATGCGCACAATATCATTTATCAGTTTCTTGTGTTCTTTCATTTAGCATTTTCCTCATTGCGTTGGTTGCTGTTTTTGTAAAAAATCTTGGCGCAACACTATGAATAATTACTGCTGGCACAAGTAATTGTAATTTTAGTGCAATTAAAAGTGCTTTACCCATGTGTTGTAAACCTGTTTCGTTTACCTCTGCTAAATGTGCTTTGCATTGTTTGCTAAACATCAGTCTCCCTTTCCTGGGGCTTCGCTAAAATATTGCATTTTGCCTTCAACACCTTGCCATTGTTCCGCATCCTCAGGAACATCTTCTGGACGAGCAGTTGTAATATTAGGCCATACATCTGCCCACTTATTATTGAACTCTACCCATTGGTGCGCTCCATCTACTGTGTCAGGTAAAATAGCATCTGCAGGACATTCAGGTTCACATACTCCACAGTCGATGCATTCATCTGGTTTGATTACCAACATGTTTTCACCTTCATAAAAACAGTCCACAGGACAAACCTCAACGCAGTCCATATGTTTACATTTAATACACTGATCATTTACGATATATGTCATTAAATACCTCTTCTAAATTTTTTATATGATTTGTATTATGCTGTAACACTTCTTTCATTTCATTAAGCATAATTTTACATTCATTATAAGATAGATTTGCAATTTTGTCTATCTGATTTTTTATCTTTATTATTCTTTTGCGATGATCGTGCTCTGTGTCGTAGCTTTCGTCCCACCATTTTTCAAATGTTTTAAATCCTAATTTTCGCAATAAATCTAAAGTTAATGGAGGTGCTGCAAGTATAAACGGTCTATGACAAAGCATTGGATCCAAAGTTTTTTCACTAAAATTCGCAAATTGGCTATCATAAAAAGTTTCGGTTACAATGCTACAAAAAGCATTTTGATAATTACTATGCATATCCTCTGTTTGAATTTCTTGATTATTTGGATACAAAGGAATTTTAAGTTCAAGCAATTTATTTTGATAAAAATCTAATTCGTTTGCAGTATAGTTTCTACTATAATCTTGGTCTTTATTGTAATAAGATATAATGCTAATGTCTTTATGATTTGCATATAAATGAGAAGCTAGTATTCTTCTGTGTATTTTATCTTTAAAATTTGGACAGAAAAATTTGAAATCAAATTCTTTTTTGAAATCTACTGTTATTTGTGATAAATTAGAAGATTCATACCAAAGATATGCATCTAAATAAGTCATATTGTCAAAGTATCTTTCTAACCCTTGATTTGGCATATACTGATGAAATAAAATACCAAGACTATTGATAAATTCATATTCATTACAATACTTCTCAGGCATTCTTCCTAGATAAACTCTTTCAAAGTCTATAGCATCTTTAGGAAGAATATTTACAGGTTCAAAATTAAACCAACTTACTTTATATGGTCCTAAGTGTTGTAAAATTTCACTAAAATCGTGTTCTTCATCATCAGGTGGATCTTGAATAGTATCAAATTGAACTGCTATAGGAAGTTTAGCATTTTTTGCTAGAAATTTAACACCTTCGTGCCTATAGTCATCAAATGGATCCATAGGCTGTAAATTTTGATCGACTACTAGATATTGGTTGTGTAAATTAACAAAGTAAATCAAAGTTGTCCCAGTCTAATTAATGTTGCTGCAAGATTGATTTCAGGATCAACAACTAATGTGTGATCAACTAAACCTTGCTTAATAATTAGCACTGCTTTGTCTTGTTGTTCGTCTGTTCCGAACAGTTCAATGTTGTCATACAACCAACGATAAATTTCTTCCATTTCTTCTGCTCGCACAGTGCCACACAACAGTTTTCTAGCATCGTGGATCTTGCCTGCTTTGAACAGTTCTACCATATCCAGTTTCCAGTCGCTTTCACCTGTGTCGCCTTCTTGCGGACTAACAAGTTTGCCTTCAACTGAATTCATTTGCACCATATTGATACATTTTCTTAAATCAGGATACGTTGCTTTGACATAAGTGTCGAGAGTATCCAAATCCGGAGTAATACCTTCAGTGATGAGAATTTCAGCGACCCTAGCAGTAAATTCAGTTTGATCGATCTTGGCAATATGGAAACCTTGGCACCTGCTGTGAATAGCCGGAATAATACGGTTAGGATAGTTACAAGTAAGTATGAACCTAGCAGTAGTATGATATTCTTCCATAACACCACGCAGTGCGGCTTGTGCATTAGGTGACAGATAGTCTGCCTCATCAAGTAATACAACTTTAAAATCTCCAAATGGAATCATTTGCACAAATGACACAATCTTGTCTCGAACATCATCTACTGAGTTTGTGCGACTTGCGTTGATTTCTAATATGTCTAATGGATTTACATCCAGCTCATTAAAAAGTAGTTTAGCAAGAGTAGTTTTACCAATCCCAGCATTGCCACTAAAAAGCAAATGCGGAATAGTTTTGTCTTTGATCCATGTTTTGACTTGATTTCGTTGTGCGTCATCTCTAAATACATATCCATCAACGGTTTTTGGACGATACTTTTCTACCCATAATTCTTTCAAGTTCTTCTCCATATTGCTGTTCGAATTTTTTAATTAGTTGTGCCATCATGGGGCTGTAGTCGTCTTCCATGATTTCTCTGAGACTTACTTTACGCTTCTTCGTCATTGGACGATACTTTTCTACCCATAATTCTTTCATTCTTCTTCCTGTTCCCAATAACGAACGTAAAAGTGTTTGCCACATGCATCAATTTCTGACTGTGGATAACCTTCGCTCAACAGCCAAGGAAAGATACTTTCATCTTCGCCCAAGTCTGCAGGTAAAGGTTTAGGAAAGCCATATTTCCATCCGCTGGGCGGATCACACATTGTTACTTTAGCCAAAACGAGCCTCCGATAGCTTTTCTCTTACTCTACGAGTATACCATGTTTGCGGGTTCTTGTCAATCATTTCAATTAAAAACTGCCAATCTTCTCGTTCGAACACTTTAACAACATCTGCATCTTTTGTCACAGTGTATCCACGGCTGTTGAGTTCGTCAATAAGTTCTTGATCATCCATTTCGTTGATAACATCATCAACATAAACGTCTACATCTACAGTTACAGTCTTATAGCCCATCTGTGTCCTCCTTGACTTTTTTAGCGATGGTTTTGTGAATACCAGGGTTAACTTTCATTAGTTTTCCATTTCGGTCTTCACTCCGTGATAGTTTTCTCTGCTAAACTTCATACGACTATCCTTTATCTCGGCAAGATTTTCATCCAAAGAAAATCAATAAACCACATTTCATCTTTTTTACCAATACTAAACAAACTTCGACCAACATCATACTCAAAATCATTTTCAAGGTAACAAATACTAAAGTGCCATTCACTATCATAATAGTGACGATAGAAGCTGACCAATTCAAACTTTAGCATCATGTAAACTTCTCCACATCTCTTGCTAACAATAGCAGCCTTTTCTTACGAAGTCTAGTCATTTTTTAATCCCACAAATTTTCATAATATTTGCCAAACAGTCTAAAACCATTTGACATACGGTCTTGGTGTGCCTTTGCGCCTTCTTGATCCCACTTGTTGTAGTGATAATCTTCCATCCAATCATCACGACACTTTTGTTCAAATGCCCAGATCATTTCGTCCATAACCCAATCCCACCGCTTAAAAAATTTGTCAGGAGCAGAACCGTCCTTGTCGAACGCTGACTGTTCTTTTTTAGTCATATGCAATTCTTTAGGCACATGGCTATCGTCTACTATAGGAGCACCGTGTTTGGTTTCCTTCAACTGTTTTAGCATGGGCAAGATAATAGGAGCAAGTGTATGATCCATACTCCATGTATCATAGTTGTGTATTTTTATCCGCGTCTTTTGTTTTGGTGAATAACCAAACCATTTGTAAAGCCAATTGTGATAAAACCTATGATTAGGATATGGTCCTATATACACTTTCATTTAATCAGCGAGCTCCATACTTTTAGTTTTTCTAATTTTACGTCTGCTCGATTCTGTAATTCGATCCAGTCTGTGATTCCATGTTCAACCATCAGTTCCATCATACAAAATACATCACCTAGTTCTTCTACTAGTTTAACACGCTGTTCCTCTTCAATCAAGTCTAAAGTTTCATACTTGCGCATTATTTTACTACAACGTTGTGTAAGTTCACCACATTCTTCCATTGTGATTGTCATCAACTGCTGTAGTGTGTTTATAGGATTATTTTGCAATACCTAACTCCTTGTAAACCATTTGCACACCTTTAGCTTGGAAGTATGCATCTGCTAGTGCATTGTGTAAATCACTTTGCATTGCTTTACGTGGATCAACTTTTGCCATAGCAAACAATGTTCTACTATCTCGCACCTGCCAAAACTGCCAAGGGATATTTTTGTTACGTTGTCTTAGCATGTCTTCTATAATTGTAATATCAAAGCCATAGCCATGTCCCCAAAGCACATCAACATTGCTCATCCATTTAGGCAAACTATCAAGAAAAGTATCGATATGATCTCGTCCTTCTGTGCCAAATGCTTCTTCTTGCACTTTTGCATCTTGTGTTGCCCACCAAGCAATAGTATCATCATTTACACTGCGATCTTGGCTATCTAAGTCTAGTTTATAGTAAAACTCACTGTGAGGTTCGCTATCATTGTTTGGGTCAAACTTTACACCGCCTACAGTTAATACAGATGCTCTAGGAGTTACATCAAGTGTTTCTAAGTCAATCATTGCGTGAGTAGCCATTAAAAGTTTTCCTCTATTTGTTTAATGTGTTTACACTTTTTAAAAGCAGGACAATCACAACTAAAGCCTGCGTTTTGCATTTCGATTTTATATTCAGTGCCTTTGCTGCCGACAGCAGACCACACTGTGCCTACTGCCCAGTGATTTTTAGTGTTTATAATTTCGCTTGGATAAACTTTTAGTCCGTATTTAGACATAGCCCACTCTGTGTTGTTACAATACTTTTATAGCACAAACAACACAGAGTGTCAACCATTATTCCCTATTTCCAAGTAGTGATAATAACAATTGGAAAAGGTTTACAAAATCTAAGTATAAACTTAATGCCATTTGCACACCATACTTTTCTGCTACTTCCATGCTGGGTGCAGAAAGGTATAAGTTCTTTGCAGTTTGTGTATCCCATGCTGTCATACCTACAAAAATAAGCACACCAATGATACTGATAGCAAAAGCAAATGCACTACTTGCTAGAAAGATATTTACAATACTAGCAATAATAATGCCAATCAAGCCTACAATGAGAAAACTACCTATTGTGGTGAGGTCACGTTTTGTAGTGTATCCGTAGAGACTGGCGGCTGCGAATGTTGCTGCTGTGATAAAAAATACTTGAGCTATACTCATCGCTGTATACACCACAAAGATAGTGCTCATACTTACACCCATTACTGCTGTAAATGCATAGTAAAAACGTGTAATGCCCTGTAGGCTCCAGTTTTGTCCTGCAAAGCCATAATATAAAATCATACCTAGCGGGGCAAACATAAACAGCCACATAAGGCTGCCCATACTATATACCATACCTGTTGTATAAACAAGGTAGGCAATAAAACCACTCACTGCTAATCCTGTAGCGGTGTGGTTATACATATTGATCATAAATTTACGCAAGCCTTCGTCGTATGCTTGACTTGCAATATTTGCGGTTCTTGCTACCATATTAGTCTCCTATAAACTGTGCAAGTTCTGGAGCCTTCCATCCTTCTGGCTTCAATACCTTGCCATCTTCACGCTTACGAACTTTGCCTGTTTCTGGATCAATCTTAGCAAAGTTTGTATCCATTACTTCTTTCCAAGCACCTTCGCCATCGTAGCCACCAGCACGTATAGCACCCATAGTAACAACAAGAATATCGATTAGTGCATCTAGTTGTTCTACACGATCATCTGCTGCAATAGCATCTGCAAGTTCGTTGTATTCTTCTGCAATAAGACTGAGATACATATCATAGTTTGCTTCTGATGGCTCTTGATCACACGCTGAGCCAAAGCGTTCAATATCTGCAAATGGATTTGTCATTTACACCTCATCGGCCATATATACATCTTCAGGCTTATCTACACTAAACGCAAGAATACAATCTGCATCAATCATACGCAATTCAGTCTCGCCTTCGCCTTCGTTAATGTTTACACCTCTTGTCCAACGACCGTGTTCGACTAAAATCCAATCGCCAACATTATATTCATCCTTGTTATTAGGACCTTTACTATGCACTTGTCCCCAACGTGGATAAATGCCTCGTGATTGACCGTTGTCGTCTACAATGATCAAGCCACTTTTTGTTTTTTGTTCACCAAAATACATATTTTTTACAATTACCCTATCTCCAATAGGAGTTAGCTTACCGCTAATAGTATTTAGATTGATAGCCATTATTCACCTTTTCTAATAAAATTTCCATCTTCGTCTTCGATCCATTCTGGTTCTTCAGATTTGGTTTCAGTTTTAGTTTTTGTTGTTGTAGTAGCTTTAGGTTTTGGTGCAGGATCTTCTACAACTGGTTCTGCATCAAATTCTTCAAATTCTTCAACTTCACTTTTAGATAGTGCAGTTTCCTTAACAACTACTTCGTTTCTCATACCAGGAGTAGACTTGTAGTAGTCTTTAAGCACGTCTTCCCTTTTTCTAATGATTTTGCCACCTGGACCTAACATATCACCACGTGCATTGACTTTTGCATTTCCTACAGCAGGTGTTAGTTCGTTTCGACTAATCAGTAGATCAAGGTCAACTTGTTTACCTCTAGCTGTCCTGTATATCTTGCGACCTTGAGCCATTTTATCTCCTTTTGTTAATTACTTATCACTGGTTTTGCTTTGCAACGCCAGTATCGACTTTTTCTATCCCAATGATAAGCCTTTTGATACCATAGGACTGGATCCATTTTTTCAGTGTCATGATGATCAATTTCTATAACATCATTATTTATACCCAACATATTTTGTGCCACTGCTTTTTTAACATTTACCTGTATTGGATATTGTGTATCTCTATCACGGGTCATTAACACATTAAGCTCTACAATGTCTTCTACATGGTCTAAATCATAACAATCATTTAAAAATTGTATTAGATCTTTCTTATATTGCTCTTTGTTATCATGTAGCACACAACTACTTGCACCTTTATATTCCCAGTAAATATCGTCGTCTCCTAAAACTTTTCTGCCCCAAAGTTTTTGATTGTTATATGTATCAATATGATGTTGTTCTGTTAATCTATATTCTTTGTGCAATAGTGTGTTTGGATTTTGCACAATCCAACTGCGCAAGTCTTCAAAGAAGTCTGTTTCACGAATGCCTTTAGTTGCGAGATATTTTGCTAGGTAATGTCCCCATCCATAGTAATACATTAATATTGCAACCCAACTAAACATAAAGCCTTGTAACACAGTTTCCCAGTCTGCCGTTCTTGTGCTAACCACTGCACCTGTGTATTCAAAGATATAATTTTCAATATCATCTTCACGCAAATAAAAAGTATCTAATGGTATTTCTTTTACACCCATGTCATAACGTTTTTGATATTCTGCATTACCCATTGTAGCATTGTAAGTAATTACAAGTGGATGTATCATCAAGTAACTGTCTTGGCCTAAGTCTATTAGCTTTTGCACATTTTCTTTTAAACTGTCATAGGTTTCTTCTGGCATTGGCCAAATAAGTTCACTATATGTAGGAATATCTTCTGCTTTATATTTTTCTAAATATTGTGCGACTTGATCGTCATTGATGTTAAAACGTTCACTTGCTGCCAGTGTTGGATCATTGAAACTTTGCATAGCAAATGTAACACCTTTGAAAATATTTACTGGCGCACGTTTGTTCATCATTGCTATTTCAAAGTTTCTATCTACATTGTTTTTTGCCCATGTTGCATCAAACCATTTAGGATAACCATACTTTGCTTTGGTGTCTAAAACTATTTGAGTAAGTTCTACATCACGTTTAAGCAATCCCCAGTTGCTATCACATACACTTACATACTCTATTTTATTTTTGCCCATCCATTCTATTTCTTGACGACAGCGTTCCATATCAAACAGGGTTAATTTGTTCCAATAACTGTCTCCAATATCACAAAATGCACAGTGATACGGACAACCACGTAAACTTTCCCAAGTAACTTGCCAAAGTGTATCTTCTGGATACTTTGCCATAATAGGCTCGTAAAACCCTTCTAGTATAGGACTAGGAATATCTGCTACACTTTTTCTACGTATTGCAGGATTTGGCATGTGTGTTCTTGTTTGGGTATGCACAATACAGTCATACTCGCCAAGTGGTCTAGCAAGTATTTCTTTCATGGCATCTTCACCTTCACCATGCACTGCTACATCAAAGTCAGGATATTTTTCAAAAAAGTTTTTATCTCTTTTATCAATCTGTGGTCCACCAGTAACAATAATACAATCTGGATGCAAGCTCTTTACTGCTTTTGCAAGTTGTAGATTATATTCCCAATTCCAAATATAACTACTCATGACAACCATTTTAGGATTTATCATTCTTAGTGCATATTCATTAGGCTTTGGTTTTTCAATCAAAACATCCATTAAGTTCCAATTGTCATTTTTTCCATAACACCATTGATATCCAACAGCAAGAGGTAAGAATTTATTAGGACCGTAGGCATCACTTGCTTGAACTAAGTAAATGTTATTCATCTTAAAAACTCTCTCCAGTCGAGATTATATTTAATTGAATCTATACGATGCACGCCTATCAAATACAGCACATAACTTGCTACACTTGATCCACGTCCTACACCCCATACAATGTTATTCTCACGCATAAAGTCTACAAGATAAACCATATAGCGTAGCAAGTCTGTCATACCACGATCTAAAAACGCTTTCCATTCTTCAGTAACTCGTTTCCATTCTTCAGTATGTCTAAGTTCGTCATTTGGTTCTACTTGTAAGTTCTCTGCAAGTTTTGCAAATAGATAAACTGTAATATCTAAGTTCTTGTATTCATCAGGCATAAACCATTCACTTTGACATACACCGTCAAAAGTCTTTTGATCTACATCCAGTGGAATATATTTTTGCAATGGACTCAAACCTTGCGCTTCCATTGCACTATTAAATTTTTCTATCTCGTCATTAGGATTACACAATACCACATGAATCTTGTCTGATTGACCTGAATAAATCATATCAATCAAGTCTCGATTTGTAAATCGTGGGATACCTAGTTCGTCTGTCTTCATTAGCATTAAGTAATATTACGATACATTGATTAATTTGTCAAGATCGGATTTAGGTTCTTCTATGCTTTTCTTTTGCTGTAATCTACGTTCTTCGAGCTCAAGTTTGTATGTGTCTAATAATAATATCATTTGTTGACGCACATGGGCATCGTTCGTCATAAAATACATGCCATTTAATTTAAGAATTTTCTTTTCTAACTCTTGGTTAGATAGTTCGCTTAAAGATTTAGCATTTGGGTGCAT